GTTCTTAAGTTTGACACTTATGAACCTAAACTGACCGTTATAGATAGGATGTTTGCCTTTAGGATATTCCTTATCAGCATATTTCTTATCTAATGGTTTAACTACTATTGGCATTAGGTCAGTTGCGTTCCCAACTACCTCCATCGACTTAAGCAGATTAGCAGTATGAGAATTATACTTACTCTCATCTCTATTCCAGTCAATGAGGTGGAACATACCATAGTCTTTGCTTCGTTTAATTTGCGACACGTTGCCTCCTTATCTCAATCCAAAGAACTCGAGGGCTCTATAGATTCTTGATTCTCTACAATAACTTAACCATGCAGATAAAATAACTTCTGCCTTGATTATATTTTCACCTATTGGTCTGCCTTGTCTATCAATAAACTTAACCTGACCAGTAAGAAATTTATATTGTTCACTTTCACGCTTGTTTATTCTCCAGTTGTCCATAATTATTGCTCCTTCATCCAATTTTTAAATTTATGATTAAATGCTCTTAGACCATCAATGTCTCTTGTTCTGAAATACCTCCAAGTATAACTACTAAGTATCTCACCCATTTCTTTTCTTAAAGCTACCATAGCTCTAATCTTCACCACTCTTGGTCCTGGCTTGTTGTTATGATTTTCTGCTACTTTCCTGCTCCTTCTCATACTGTTTATAACACTCCTCAGTTGGGTCTACAAATACTAATTTAACACAGTTATCAGTATTGTACATTGTTTGAATATATATCTCTGTGTACTCATCTAGTTGATTTGCTTCCATAAATGATTTAGGTAGTGTTATTCGCCCTCTATCATCTATTTTGCACTTTGCGATATACATCACAGCACTAACTCTCTCAGCTTATTAACTATCTTGATGCACTTATCCATACTCTTATTTCTATCAGTAACTACCTTAAGATGCATTTCATCATCCAGCTGTTCATTAACTCTCATACCTATTTCATTGAAATTAGTAGTAGCTATGTCATCTATTACATCAGATAGACGTTGAACATGATATTTGATATAGTCATCCTTTGACCATTTCTTTACTTGGTGTCTTGGTTCTTTCATCATACTCTCCTAATTAAATTTTGGTTAACAGGGCAGACAACCGAAGTCATCTGCCCCATCAATCTATTGTTTAGCGAATCTATAGTGTCTTTCCATAGAAAGAACACCGTCCTTGTTCCAGAACAACAGAGCTTTAAGTTTAGAGTAAGAAACATCAAGCTTTTTAGATGCCTTACTGCAAGCAGATGAAGAGTTATTTGCCTTAACTTTGCAAAGAACCCGCACCTTCCTGCGTGTTTGAAGTCCAGACTCCCCATACAATGGAGCAGTGCTTGGAACTTCGATGAGAATAAGGTAATTATGCATAACTACCTCCTTTCCATGTTTATACCCAAGTTATAGTAGAATCTATACTTATTATGTGTACAGCCCATCTATAGTTAAGCTCAAGTGATGAGCTAAGATGATAGATAAATCCTTACTATTGTACTATTGTAGTATTATTAGGTCTAAACAGGTAAGCAACAACAGTGCTAAGTGGGAAATGAATCCCACTCAACACTAAACTCATCTACTAACGCGACAGGATGCTCCAATAGGTTGGGTTTCCCTTTCGACAGTAGTGGATGCATTAACGCTTATTCTTCTTCAAAGCCTTAAGCTGGTCCTTGAGTTCTTGCAGCTCTACTTGTATGCTAGCATTGCTAGACATAGCAGCGTATATGCTCGTGACTTCGCCAGCTGAACCTTCTTTGGCTAGCTTGCTAATCATAAGTGCTTCAAGAGTATTTAAGAACTCTGGTGACACACTCTTAATGTTAGACATATTGATGTTGTCTGGGTACTGTCTACCCGATTGTACTCGAAAGCTCATATCTTCTCCTTCGTTATGGTTATTAGTTAAACTTTCAAACTGGATAAATAAAAATGAATTACAACGTAAAACTCAGATAGGAAAAACCCTTTTAAAGGGGTATACATAAGAAACAAGAGCGCACTTCAAAATGCTATAATTTTTCTTGTAAAGCACCTGGGTAATGGTTTAATTTTGCTCAATGAGCGACGGATATATCACATCTAAGCAATTATCTGGGAATGAGGCTAACACAGGGGTAGCACGCACAGAAGCGAAAGCTGCTGCTGAAAAAAAGGAGAATGTCTTAAAATTAGCTAAGCAAATGGCTGCGCAACTGGTAAAAGAAGAAAGAGAAAAGAAAGAAAGTAATATAAAGAAAGAAAAGAGAAAGAAGAAAACAGTTGCAGCTAGTAAGAAATAATAAGGCTCCTTTAAATGTCCATTTCCATAGAGTGGCTAGCTAACTTACCTCAATCTGAACAAGAAAAGGTTTTGCAATCTTTGGCTAATACTGAGGAATTAAAACCTATAGAGGTAGATGGTACAGTTTATCATGTTCCAGTACCAGTCCTCGGTCTTATAGACTCGTTATGGTTACAACTTCAGGAAAAAGATAACATAAGTGCAGTCGAGAAAGATTAAAGGAACAACTCACTTCGTATACGATGATATAGATGAGTTCCAAAAGGAGGAACCAGATACCAACGTATTTTTTGACTGGAGGAGTTCTAATGAGGGAGATTGGGTAGTCTCTGATGATAATAAAGTTATTCAATTATTAAAAGTATCAAGGGATATAAAGCATCCTTCTGATAGTAAAAATTATAAATATGCACATGGATGGGTAAGAACGGTAGTGGGTACTTTTTTAATTCATAAAAATACAAAGATGGACACAGATTTCAGTTCTCATCCTAACAGATATACATTCAGTAAGAAGATAAAGGACACTAATTCTAGGGTCAAAGATAGAAAGAAGGTCACTAAAAAGGAGAAAATCTTTGCTACTAATGTTGCTGTCGGGATGGGGGCTGTTAAATCTTACATGGATGCATATGGTGAATTAAGTCACGATAAAGCAAAAAATAAGGCTGCAATATTATTAAAACAGGATAGAGTTATGAAAGAAGTAGAAAAAAGTGTATTGGATATTGCCAAAGAAATGGGAATAGACCATGAATACATATTTAGAAATTTAAAAGTTTTGGCGGAAAGCTCTGCTGATGAGAACATTGCTTTGCAATCATTAAAGGAAATGGGTAAGGCAATAGGTACTCTTGGTGGAGGAGTTAAGCGTATAGAGAGTGGGGTAGTTGGATTATTCCAGGGTTTTAGTCCTGAACAGATTGAAAAGGTAGAAAGGAAAATGATAGGAAAAGGCGGCGATAAATGATTTGTATAGATTTAGGTTGGGTACTATTAGGCACTGCTAGTATTCTTTGGGTTTCTGGTTATTATTTAGCTATGGTAGGAGAATAATAGTGGTTTGCCCATATTGTACTAGCATGTATGTTAAGAAGGACGGTAAAAAGTTCAATAAGAGTAAAACGAATCAGAAGTTTAAGTGTAACTCTTGTTCAAAGAACTTTTCAGTTCCATTAGAGAGTTCTATTGATGGAGAGTTCCCATCTGTTAAGCCTGGAGAAATATTAACTATAAAATCAAAAGAAAAACTTCGTATTCATTGCTTAACTGATATTCATGTGGGTGCTGTCGAGTTTGACCTAAAGAAGTTTAAAGAAGCTGTCAGAGTGATAAAAAGAGATAAAAACGCTCGATGGTTTGGTAATGGTGACCTGTTAGAGCTAATTCCGCCTGGGTATAAGGCTATAAATCAGCGCGGACAGAATATTCCACCTGATGAGCAATACCTTGCTTTCTTGAGGCTCGTAGAGCCAATAAAAGACAAATGTCTTTTCATTAGAGGTGGAAACCACGATTTCCTTAGAAGTTATACTATACTAGACTTTGATGTTTGTAAGACGTTAGCTGCTGAAATGAATGTTCCATACTTTCAATATCCAGGGTATACCTCTGTGGATATAGCAGGTTCTGTCTGGAATATAGTTTCTGGGCATGGTAAGAGTGGAGCTAAGAATGGAGACTTAGAATTAGATAAACTATCATCAGTTTACTCGGATGGTGATGTATTTATACTAGGACACAATCATCAGCTGTATGCAAAGCCAGTGGACTCTATAAAAATTATTGATGGGGAGGAAGCACTTAGGAGAAGGTGGTACGTGAGAGGAGGCTCTTTTCTTAGGTATGCTAATTATGCTCGTTATTCGATGTATCCTATCATAAGAACAGGATGGGTGACGACTGAACTGACTAAAGATGGAATCAGGTGCTGGGAGAATTAAATGAACGAAGGAGACTGGAGAGACCCCTTGATACCCAATAAAATAGAATTGCCACTAGATGTTGCAATATCTGATTTAAAAAAGTACAAAAAGTCATTACCATATAATTTATATTCATTATCTTCTAGGCAGGTTAATTATTTAAAAAGGATGATGGCTATCATAGAAGGAATGGAAACTCCAGAAAGAATGACTGATGAGTGATGATTATAAGCCAAGAAAAACAATAAAGAAGACTAGACAAGGAGACGGGAGAGGTTCTAAGTCTGGG